TATTGTAACATTTTCCTTGCAGCCGGATTCGGGCATGTGGTATCATTATACCTATACGAGTGCCCCTGTTTTCAGTTGCGATGTTTCAAAAGTTCCTTTCTGCATTTCAGAAAAAGGCGGTGGGCGTTTCAACGCCTGCCGCCCTTCCGCTGTTCGGACTTGCCCCGACCCTGACGGGCAAGACCGTCACCACCGAAAGCGCCCTGCGTGTGCCTGCCGTCGCCTGTGCGGTGGCGCTGATCGCCGAGACGGTGGGCTCGCTGCCTGCGAAGCTCTTCGAGAAAGACGGGCGCGCAAGCGTCCTTGATCATCCAGCCTTTTCGCTGATCCATGACGAGGCGAACCCCTGGACCTCGGCCGAGGCGCTGCGGGTGCAGCTTACCACCGATGCACTGTTGCGCGGCCACGGCTTCGCCCTTGTCGTGCGCAATGCCAGCGGCACGCCTGTCGAGCTGCACCGGCTCGAACCGCACATGGTTCAGGTCGAAACCGACGACTTCGGCGAACCGGCCTATCTGGTGCAGCTTGCCGATGGCCGCCACCGCTACCCCTTCACCGATATTCTGCATGTGAGCGCCTTCGCGGGTGCCTCGCCGATCACGCTTGGCCGCGAGGCGATCGGGCTTGCCCTCGCCTTTGAAGAACATATCGCCAAGCTCTTTGCCAATGGCGGCAAGCCCGGTGGCATCCTGAAGACCGAAAAGACCCTTGGCGACGAAGCCAAGGCGAAGCTGGCGACAAGCTGGACGGCGGCGCATGGCGCGGGCCGATCGGGTGGCACCGCGATTCTTGACGAGGGCATGAGCTATGAATCGGTGACGATGACGCTTGCCGACACGCAATTCGCCGAGAACCGTCTGGAGCAAATCCGCGAGATCGCCCGCGCCTTCCGGGTGCCGCCGACGATGCTCTTCGAGCTGACGCGGGGCACCTGGAGCAATACCGAAGAGATGGCGCGGCAATTCCTGCAAGTGACGCTGAAGCCTTGGCTCGCGTCGTGGTCATGGGCCTATGCGCGCTGCCTGCTGTCGCCCGAGGAACGCCGTCGCCTTTATGTCGAGTTTGTCACCGATGACTTGACCACCACCGACACGGCCGCCCGCGCGGCCGCCTATGGGCAGTATCGCAGCATGGGTGCGATGACGGCCAACGAGGTGCGCGCCGGGCTGAACCTGCCGCCGCGCGCCGATGGTGACACGCTGCAAAACCCCTACACCACCACCGGGGCCGCGCCTGCGGCTGATCCGGTGGCCGATCCTGCCCCCGAGGATGCCCCGCATGACTGACCGCATTACCCTGCGCGCCTTCTTTGGCGATGCCGAGCGCGCCTTCACCCTGACCGACCCGATGCTGGCCGAACTGGAGCGCCTGACCGGCCTTGGCACCGGCGCGCTTTATGCCCAGCTCGTCAACATGGCCTTCCCGGTGCAGGTTCTGGCGCAGGTGATCCGGCTTGGCCTGATCGGTGCAGGCACCGCCCCCGAGGAAGCCAGGCACCTTTGCGCCGCCTATGCCGAGAACCGCCCGCTGGCCGAGGTCTTCCCGCTTGCCTTCGCGATCCTGGATGCGCGCTGGAGCGGTGTTGAGGTCACGCCATGACCGACCGGCTCGAAATCAAGGCGCAGCTCGCCGTGACCGAGGCGGGCGAGATCACCGGGCTTGCCTGGCCGTTCGGCTCTGCCGATCGGGTGGGCGACGTGATCGTGAAGGGCGCCTTCACGGCGCCCGCAGCGCTGCCGATGCTCTTTGCCCATGATCAGGCGCAGGTGATTGGCGTCTGGGACCGGATCACCGAGACCGAGGCGGGTCTGACGGTGAAAGGCCGCCTGCTGATCGACGATGTGGAACGCGCCCGCGAGGTGCGCGCGATGGTCAAGGCGGGGGCCGTTTCGGGCCTGTCGATCGGCTTTGTCACCAAGGATGCCAAGCGCGAAGGCCGGGGCCGCCGGATTACCGCGCTTGAGCTGCACGAAATCAGCATTGTTGCCGTCCCGGCGCATCCGGGCGCGCAGATCACCTCTTTGAAATCAACGCATTGCAATTCGGAGTTCACACAGATGGAACAAGAAGACACCGCGGCCCAAGTGCCGCAGATCGACACCAAAGCCTTTGACGAGATCAAGGCCCGCCTCGACAAGCTCGAAGCCAAGACGAACCGGCCGAGCCTTGCCGTGACCGGCGTGCAAAGCCCGATCATGGCCGCCGACGAGGTGAAGGGCTTCGTGCATTACCTGCGCACCGGCGACAAATCCGAGACGAAGAGCCTCGCCTATGGGGCGCCCTCGACGGGTGGCATCCTTGCCCCCGAAACCGTCTCGACGCAGATCCTTGAAAAGATCGCCGAACAATCGCCGGTGCGCGGGCTTGCCTCGGTCATTTCCATGAGCGGCCCGCTGCTGCAACTGCCCCGGCTGGTGAACGAGGTGCAACCCGCCCATGTGACCGAGACCGCCGCGCGCCCGGAATCCGAGCCGACCTTCGAACAGATCGACCTCAAGCCGCATGAGATGGCGGTGATCGTGCCGGTGACGCGGGTTTTGCTCGAAGATGCGCAGGTCGATCTGAACGGCTATTTGAGCGCCCATATCGCCCGCCGCTTCGGCCAGCTCGAAGCGCAATGGTTCGTCAAGGGCAACGGCACCACCGCGGCCGAGGGTGTTCTGACCTCGACCGAGGTGCAGGAACTCGACGCGCCGATGCTGAGCCTGACGCAGTTGCTTGACCTCTTCTATGCGGTGAAGACGCCCTATGCGCAAAACGGCGCCTGGATGATGAACCGCAAGACGATGGCGCTCATTCGCAAGATGTCCGACCTCGACGGGCAACTTCTGTGGCAAACCGGCCTTGCGGCGGGCCAACCGGGCACGCTTCTCGGCCGCCCGGTCTATGAGGCGCCCGACATGGACGATGCGACCACCGGCAAGACGCCGATCGTCTTCGGTGACTTCGCCTCGGGTTACACGATCGCCGATCATACCGGCTTCAGCGTCATGCGCGACGACTACACCGGCGCGGCGAACGGCATCGTCAAGCTGCACGCCCGCCGCCGCGTGGGTGGCCGGGTGACGCTGGGCGAGGCTCTGGTGAAGCTGAAGCTTGCCGCCTGAGCCATGAGCCCGCTTGCGCGCAGCGAAGAGGTGACGGTGCATTACGGCAGGTGGGCCGTGGTGCTGCGCCCTTCGCTGCGCGCGGCGATGACGCTTGAACGCCTGCAAGGTGGATGGCCGGGCCTCATCTCCGACCTTGGCCAATTCCGAGTGCAAACCCTGTGGGCGATCATCCGGGCTTCTGCGGTTGATCGCAACGCCGCCGAGGCTCTTCTGGCCTCTTTCGCTGTCGCCCCCATCGCAGCGGTGAAAGAGGCCGTCATCGCGCCGCTCGGCGCGCTTCTGACCCTTTTCCTTGCGCCGATGACCGAGACGACCGAGGCGACCACCCCGGCACAGTCGAAGCCTTGGGCCGAAGCCTATGCCGAGCTTTACCGTTTCGGCACGGGGTGGCTTGGCTGGAGCCCGGCCGAGACATGGGCCGCGACACCGACCGAGATTGCCCAGGCGATCGACGGCAAGCTGGCGCATCTGATCGCACTGAACGGCGGCGAGACAGCCGCCGACACCACCCCTGACACCTACACCCCCGAACGGCTGCGCGAGATCGAAGAGCTGGGCTTCGACCCGGCCTTTGACCGCGAGGGCCTGCGCCGTCTGAAAGCGATGACCTGACATGCCCCGCCCGCCCCATATCTGCGCCTGTGGCCGCCTTGTGCCGCATGGCGAACGCTGCACCTGCCAGAAAGACGCCGACCGCGCCCGCAAGCGCCGCCACGATGCGAAGCGCCCCTCGGCCCGCGAACGCGGTTACACCTCGGACTGGGAGAAAGAGCGCGCGGCCTTCCTGCTTTGCCACCCCTGTTGCGCGATCTGCGGGGCGGTGGCGGGCGTGGTCGATCACATCACCCCGCACAGGGGGAACAAGGCTCTCTTCTGGGACCGCTACAACTGGCAAGCCCTCTGCAAGCCCTGCCACGACCGGGTGAAGCAACGGTTGGAGCGTGCGGGCGCGGGTGATTCTTAGACACGCAAGCGCTGAGAGAAGGCAGCGGACGAGGCAGGGCAAGGCCTAGCAACACTTCGGCGACCATGATAAGCGTGGCTGTTGAGACACTGACAACACGTATCGCCTCCATTTCATCGGCATTCACACATGAACTTGACAAAGTTCTAGCGTGAATTTAACGCCCACTATACTATTTGAATCTAGACTGCTTCCATGCAGGTTTCTGATGAGGGCAAAATGGGACCACAACATATCTCCGCACCAGAGGTGGTCGAGCTCGTGTATCGCGTGGTGGGGAAGACTCATGTCTTCACATCGCGCGGAATGCAGGGGCTTGTCCATGTCGGGAGCTCGGATCGTAAGACTGCCTATGAACTGGTGATCGAGGCGCTGAACCAACACGCGAAAGTAGCCTATGATGCCGAGGTGAAATACAAGAGTGAGTTCGAATACGAAGAATTCGCTCAACATCTTGATGGCGGCGCTAGCATGCGAGCGAACTTTCTGACAATGACACTTGACCAAGGGATAGCGGCGTAATATTTCCTGATACCCGCTAAGGCTGGATCGCCCCGCTTCGGCGGGGCGAATTTGTTGTGAGGATCAACGTGGCTACAAAGGCAATTATCCCGATTACCTGGGTTCGTGTTCAGAACCTGCTCGGAAAGTTCGGCTATGAGTATGTTTGCCAAGATACAGCTAAACGAATCATTACGTTCCGTTTGAAGAGCGGGGTTCCAACTGAAGGCCTCAGAAATCCACTCACGGTCGGGTTTCCTGATTTTGTCGCAGAAGATGGGAAAACGCCTGCGTTCGAGAGAGACTACATCGTTGATCTGATTGACCATTCCATGGGGGGTAATGGGTCTCATAAGACTATTACGACGCTTCTCGCTGGGCTGGAGTGACGCGGCGCGCACCGTAACGTGCAGTGCGCTCCAAAACCGCAACGCTGCGGTTTTTCTGCGTGTTGTAGTGGCGGGAATTGCTGATGGGTGCGCCAGTTGCAGAATGAAACGGTGACTCATTGCAGCCCAATAAAAGCCATGTGGGTCTTCGCCTGGCTTGAACGGCAAGAAGCACGGTCGAGCTGATGAACTGACAGGGCCCCCTCCCAACTTCTACCCCTTCCCCGGACCGGCGGGGGGAGGTCCGCGCAGGATGGGCGCTAAATAACTTTTTCGCAGACTCTTCAAACCGTTGATGGCATGTGTTACATTATAACACATGCCTTTCTTGACGAGTTTTCGAGTATGTCTTTCGTTACCGTGCCCGAGCTGAAAGCCCAGCTCAACATCGACCACGACCTTGATGATGCGCTTTTGTCGCACCAGATCGACGCAGCCGTTGCCCATGTCGCAAGCTTCATCGGTGCGCCGCTGACCGACCCTCTTCCTGCCGCGATCCGGCAAGCGGTGCTGATGCTGGCCGCGTATTGGTATGAGACCCGCGAGGCCGCGCAGGCCGGGGGTGCGCCTTATGCCGTGCCGTTCGGGGTGCATGACCTCTTGCAACCGCACCGGGTCTGGGTGGTCTGACATGGCCGAGCTGGACCTGAACGCCCAAGCCGCCCGGCTGGCGCGGCGCCTTGAAGCGATTCCTGCAACCGTTCTGGAAGCCCTGCGCCCCGCTGTGGTGCAGGCGGCCGAAGACCTTGCCGCCACCGCCCGCAGCCTTGCCCCCGAAGCCGAGGGTGATCTGAAGGCTTCCATCGTCGTGACCTCGCCCGGAGCCGAGACCCCGGCTTATGCCGAAGGCGGCGGCCGTCGCATCGCGGGGGCCAATCAGGCGCTTGTCACTGTGGGCAATCCCGAACAGCGCCACGGCCACCTTGTCGAGTTCGGCACGAAGCCGCATGTGAACGCCGGGCAATTCGCGGGCACGCAGCACCCCGGCACCGCGGCGCAGCCCTTCCTTTTGCCCGCCGCGCGTCTGACCGAGGATCGCGCCCGGCGCCGGATCGCCCGTGCGATCGGTCAAGCCGTGCGCAAATCCGCGCAAGGGGGTGGCCATGCTTGACCCGGCTCTTGCCTTTCAAACCGCGGTGCGCGCGGCGCTGATCTCCGCGCCCGAGGTGCTGGCCCATGTGCAGCCCGCGAACATTCGCGCAGGCAGCATCCGCCCCGAGCGCCTGCCTTCGGTGGTGCTGGGCGATGCCCGCACCGAGTTCCTGGGCTGCGCGGCCGGTTCGCAGCGTCTCGCGCGGGTGTTCCTGACGCTGCACATCTGGGCGCAGGAAGACGGTGCCGACACCGCGCGCCAGATCGGGGCGGCGATCTATGGCGCGCTGGAGTTCGGCCCGAAAGACACCACCGAGATCAGCCTCGACGATTGGGCGCAACCGCGCATGGTCTGGCTGCGCGACCCGCAGCCCGAGCTGACGCTGACACATGGCGCGATGGCGCTTGAGGCCGTTGTCAGGTGGCGGGTGTGACGATGCAGGCCGGAAAGCTTCAAAACCGCATCGCCCTGCAAAGGCTGACTGAGACGGTGGCGCCCTCGGGGGCGGTCACGACCACCTGGGCGACCTATGCGCAAGGCCGGGCCGAGCTGCGTCAGGCGGGCGTGTCCGAGTTCCTGACCGCCGCGACCGAGGCCACCACGAAGAACGCGGTGTTCCTTGTCCGGTGGGTGCCGGGCGTGTCGGTGGCAGATCGCATCCTTCACGATGGCACGGCATGGAACATTGTCGCCATTGCCGAGATCGGGCGCAGGCGCGGCCTTGAGCTGCGAGCGGTGGCCGCATGAAGCCCGCAGCGATCTTCCTTTATGAACTCTCGGGCAAATCCGCAGAACCCTTCGCGGCTGCGGGTTGGGATTGCTACTGCATCGACATTCAGCATCCGGGCAACCGCACCGAAGGCAACATTCACTTCGTTCAGGCCGATGCGCGGCGCTGGAAGCCGACCCGCGACATGGTGGAGCGGTGCCGGTTCTTCGCCGCCTTTCCGCCCTGCGATGATCTGGCAACCTCGGGCGCGCGCTGGTTCAAGGGCAAGGGTCTGCACGCTTTGGCCGATGCGATCGAACTCTTCGCGATCGCCGCGGAATGGGCCGAGTTCTTCGAGGTGCCCTATCTGATCGAGAACCCGCGCAGCACGATCAGCACTTATTGGCGCAAGCCCGATCACAGCTTCGACCCCTGCGACTATTCCCGGCTCGCGCCTTCGGAGCATTACACCAAGAAGACCTGTCTCTGGACCGGGGGCGGTTTCGTGATGCCCGCAAAGACCCCGCTGCCCGGCCCGGCGCAGGCCAATGTGATCCGCGACATGAAGGGCAAGGGCCGCGAGCGAGCGAACGCGCGCAGCGTGACCCCGCTCGGCTTCATGCGCGCGGCCTATGAGGCGAACTTCGGCGCGATGGCGCAGGCGGTGGCCGCATGAGTGCCGTAAGCCTGCGCGGGCTGAAGCCCGCCCTCAAGCCCGATGCCGAGGCGCTGACGAAGGTGCCGCCCGCGCCCGCGTATTTGTCGCTCCACGCGAAGGCGGAATGGAAGCGCATCTTTCCGCAACTGATCGCGCGTCGGATCGTCACCCGTGCCGACCTTGCGGGCGTTGAAGCCTATTGCTCGGCCGTGGGCATCTGTCGGCAGATCGAAGCCGATCGCACCGCAGCGGGCGGGGTGATCGACAAGACCGCCTTCGGCATCTGGAACCGCGCAGCCCAGACCGCCCGGCAACTCGCCTCGGAATATGGCCTCACGCCGACCTCGCGCGCCCGCATCGGCTCGGCCGCGGCCGAGGATGCCGAAGACGATGACCCGCTGTCGGTGTGACGCATGACGAGCCAAAGCACCTATCCGACCTGGGTCTTCGACGGCTCGCCGATCGACGACCCGCAGGGCGCGGGCGAGCGGGCGGTGCAGTTCCTGCGACGACTGCGCCACCCGGCCAGCACCGCACCGAAGCGCGCCTTTCAGCTTGCGCCCTGGCAAGAGCGGATCGTCCGGCGCATCTATGGCCCGCGCGATGCGCAGGGCGCCCGTTTGGTGAAGATGGTCTTCCTGATGATCCCGCGCGGCAACCGCAAGACCTCGCTCGCCGCCGCACTGGCGCTGTTGCACTTGCTTGGGCCGGAACGGGTGCCCGCGGGGCAGATCATCTTTGCCGCCTCGGACCGCGAACAGGCGGGCATCGGCTTTCGCGAGGCGGCCGAGATCATCCGGCAAGACCCGCGCCTTGAGGCCGTGACCCGGCTTTATGACGCCCATAACGCGCCGAAGGCGATCAAAAGCACCCGTGACGGTTCGGCGCTGAAGGCGGTTTCCTCGGATGGCCGCGCGCAGCACGGCACGACCCCGACCTTCGTTCTGGCGGACGAGATTCACGTCTGGCAAGGGCGCGAGCTTTGGGAAGCGCTGCAATCGGGCATGGCGAAGCGCGCGGGCGGGCTGACCGTCATTGCCACCACCGCAGGGCGCGGGAACGAAGGTCTGGCCGCCGAGCTTTACGCCTATGCGCGCGGCGTGGCGTTGGGGCAGATCGTGAACCCCGAGTTCCTGCCGATCCTCTTCGAGCCCGAGACGGGGGCGGATTGGGAAGACGAAGCGCTCTGGCATCGGGTGAACCCCGGCCTTGCGCATGGCTTTCCTGACCTCGACGGGCTGCGCTCGCTGGCAAAGAAGGCCAAGGATAGCCCCGGCGAGCGCTACAGCTTCGAGCAATTCAACCTGAACCGATGGCTCGGAAACTCGCGCGACCCGCTTTTCGACTTCGACACTTATGATGCGCGGGTGTTCGACGATGACGAGGCCGACCTTGAGCAACTGCCCTGTTGGCTTGGGGTGGACCTGTCGCGCTCGGGCGATCTGACGGCCGTTGTCGCGGCCTTCCGCCATCCTGACGGGCAGGTGACGCTTAGACCCGCGTTCTTCGTGCCCGGCGAAGAGCTGAAAGCCCGCGCCGATCGCGACGGGGTGCCCTATGAGCGCTGGCGCGATGCCGGGCTGATCCGCGTTTGCCCCGGCCCGATCATCGACGAAGGCATGGTTGAAGACGAGATCCGTGACCTGTGCGCCCGCCATGACGTGCAAGAGATCGCCTTTGACCCGCATCTGGCCACCCGGATGATGCAGCGGCTTTATGATGACGGCTTGCCGGTGGTGGAGGTCCGACAAGGCCCGCTGACGATGGGCGCGGCCGGGGCCGATCTTGAGCGCATCGTGAACGGAAAGCTGGTGCGCCATGACGGCCACCCGATCTTGCGGCAGCATTTTGCAAGCGTGGTCGCGGTGCGCACCGACTCCGGGCTGGTGAAGATGCACAAGGGCCAGAAGCGCGACCGGATCGACGGCGCGATCGCAAGCGCGATGGCCGTTTACCGCCTGAGCCTCGGGCAAAGCAACGCAAGCGCCTATAACGCCCCCGCCTCAAGCGGGCTTTTCGTGTTCTGAGTGAGTATGAGTGATGAATGACCTTACCCTTCCCGGCCTGATTGTTTCCGTCGAAGCCCGGATCGACAAACTGGAAAAAGCCCTGAAACGGGCGAGCCAGGCGCAGGCGCGGGCGGCGCGTCAGATGGAAGACCGCGCCCGGCAATCGGTGGACCGCATGGCAAAGAGCTATGACGGGCTCGGGGTGAAGATGGCGGGCGCGCTTGGCAATCTGCCCTTGCCGGGTCTGGGCGTGGGCATCGCGGGGCTTGCGGGGGCCGGTCTTGGCGCCGGTCTTGGTATCGCTGCCGGGCAGGTGCGCGCGACCGTGCGCAGCATTGCCGAGATCGGCAACGAGGCCCGCCGGGCCGGGGTGGCCGTCGAAGCGTTTCAACGCTGGCAGTATGTCGCCGATCAGAACCGCGTCAGCCTCGACGCGCTGACCGATGGCTTCAAGGAACTGAGCTTGCGCGCGGATGAGTTCATCATCACCGGCGCGGGTGCGGGGGCCGAAGCGTTTCAGCGGCTCGGCTTCAGCGCCACCGACCTTGCCGCCCGCCTGAAAGACCCCTCGGGCCTGATGCTGGAAATCGTCAAGCGGCTCGAAGGCATGGACAAGGCGGCGCAAATCCGCATCGCCGATGAGGTCTTCGGCGGCACCGGCGGCGAGCGCTTTGTCGAAATGCTCGGCCGCGGTGAAGCCGGTATCGCGGCGATGATGGGGCGGGCGTCGGTGCTGACCGCCGATCAGATCGCCAAGGCCGACGACCTCGACCGGCGCTATACCGCGCTGACGGCGAGCCTGCACCGGGGCTGGCAGCAGGCGGCACTTGGCGCGGCCGACTTCGCGGCGCAGGTGCTGAACATTCAGACCGGGACCGATCGGCTGGCCGCCTCTGACCTGTTCCGCAACCGCGCGCAGGCGCCGCAAATCCTCGGGCCGGACATTGACAAGGCGCTGAAGGACAACGGGCAAGCTGTCGCCGAGAATGGCAAGGCGATCGGCGATTTATTGAGCCTTTACGAGCGCTTCGGGAGCGAAGCTGAGAGGCTGGCGCCGATCCTGCAACGGTTCTCGACCGAGTTTGACCGGATGGGCGAAGGTGCTGCATCGCAGGCATTGTTTGAGGCCGCGCAAGGGATGCAGCGCCTGAACGGCGAGCTGGACCGGGGCGAGATCAGCGCCGCCGACTTCGAGCGTCAGATGGGCGAGCTGATCAAGAAGGCGCAGGGGGCCTTTGCCTCGCTGGGCGAGATCGACGACGCGCGCTTCACCAAGGTCATTGAACGCCTGGGCGGGCTTTGGAGCGCGCTTGAGGCGCTGCGCACGAAGGCGGCCGAGGCGCGGGCTGCCCTGCCGGGCGGGTCTGCAACGCTGGACGACACCCGCGGTGCGGCGATCGCCGAGGCCCGTTCGGGCAGCTATGAGAACAGCAGCCCCTATGTGCTGACGACCTCGCCCCGGCCGAAACAGCCGCCGCCGCTCCTGGGCGAAACCGGCCCGCTGGCCGGATCGGGCCGAGGTGCTGGCGGGGATGGTCGCAGCGCCGGTGACTTCGCGCAGGCTGTCGCCGATCTGGAGCGCGAGAAAGCCGCCCTTGATGCCGAAGCCGCTGCGCTTGTCACGGCCGCCGCTGCGGGCAGAGCCTATGCCGAGGCGGTGGACTTCGCCCGCAAGCGTGCCGAGCTTCTGACGGCGGCGCAGCGCGAGGGCAAGGCGATCACCCCGGAATTGAGCGCTGAGGTCGATCAGCTCGCGCGCTCTTATGTCGAAGCGGGCAATCGTGCCGAGAAAGCGGCTGCGAAGCTTAAAAAGGTCGAAGAGGCAGGCAAGCGCGGGGCCGAGTCCCTGACCGACACCTTCCTGTCGGTGCTGAACGGCTCGAAGAGCGCCGAAGAGGCGGTGGCCGATCTGTTGATGCAGCTCGCCGAGGTGCAGATGAAACAGGCGCTCATGGGGCTCTTTTCCGGCCCGCTTGGCGGCGCTGGCACCTGGTTGGGCAGTCTCTTCGGCTTTGCCTCGGGGGGCTACACCGGCCAGGGTGGCAAGTTCGAACCGGCGGGCATCGTGCATCGGGGCGAGTTCGTCATGTCGAAGACCGCGACCGAGCGTCTGGGCGTCGGCAATCTCGAAGCCCTGCACGGGGCCGCGCTGCGTGGTTATGCAACGGGCGGCTTCGTGGGGGCCGGTGCATCGAAGGCGGTGCAGGCGATCGGCGGGGCCAAGGCCGGGGCGGTGATCACGATCAACGCGCCGGTGACGGTGAACGCGACCGGGGGCACACAGGAACAGAACGCCGATCTGGCCTATCAGGTGGCAAAGCAGACCGAACAGATGATGCGCAACATTGTGACCGAAGAGATCATCCGCAACATGCGACCGGGCGGGGTGCTGCGCTAGGACTCCACAGGAAGGCCGTGGAGCGCCCTCTTGCACCCGAGGCAGGGTTGGGACCGGAACGGGTGAGACGTGACTCAGAGGTGCCTTCCTGAGTCTCTGGCGGTGCCGCGGGTGCAGGGACCGGGACCGGGTGTTTCAGCCGAGGAAGGGAAGCATGTCAGCAATCCTTTCCGCGGTCATCTCTGTTAGTTTAATCCTGTAGATTAAAGAAACCTAAAATAGATGACCGCGGAAGGGAATGCTGACACATCTCCGGTTCTGACCCTTCCTGCAGGCGCAAGAGTTGGGTGTTTCAGCCGAGGGAGGGAAGCGGGCGCAGCCCGCGAACAACCGGGGAAGGGTTTGCATGTCAGCAATCCTTTCCGCGGTCATCTCTCTTAGTTTAACCTGTAGATAAAGGCACCTGAAAGAGATGACCGCGGAAGGGAATGCTGACACCCCTCCGGTTCTAACCCTTCCCGCGGGTGTATGTCTTCCCCGTCTCCGGTTCTATGTGTCGAAACAAGTTGACGCGTATACGCGTATCACTGTATACTCGGATCATAGACACCCCCCCCGGAGAGAACCCACATGCCTTACATGCTGAGACTGCCCGACGAACGCGGCGCGCAACTGCGCCAGATCGCGGAAAAGAAGAACACGACCGTTAGCGAGCTGATCACCGATTACATCCGTTCGGAGATCGAAGCTGGCACCATTCCGAGCAACATCCCCGGCATCAATGTTGCCAAGGCGGGCGAAAGCATCGCCATTTCCGCCCCCGGCTTCGAGGCGAGCGTTCCGCTGCAGGAAGGCCAGACGCTTGCCGACCTGCTGCGCAAATCCGCCGCGTTGTCCCCCTCGGACTTCGAGCGCAAGAAGCAATGGTTCGATGGCCTTGCCGGTCTGAGCGGTGTCACGCTGAAGCGCATGGGTGCGGGCGTGCGGATCGTCTCGCCGGTCACGGGCGCGGAATACCCGCTCGCCTCCGGGGTGGCCGAAGACCTCGCGACCGAAATCGAACGCGCCGCCAAATAAGAACAGGGGCGAGCGCGGCAACGCTCTACCCCTGATAATGTCTTGATATGACCCCTGAAAAATACCATGAGCGCTGACGACACTCAAGCCCCGGCTCTGAGTTTGACCCCCTATGCCGGTCAATCCGACAAGGAGATTGCGGCGTGGTTTCGCTGGAAATACCCGAACGGCGCAACCGACACGTCAGCTCGGGCCTATGCGGCCGAACTCTACAAATCGCGACCGGGCCGTGACGATCCGGCTGCGCAAAATGACTGGTATACCCGTCTCACCGAAGCGCAGCGCGCAATCCTGGACGACGCCAAGCGCGCGAACGAGGCCGAAGCCGACGAAGAAGAGCGCATCAAGTTTCGGGACCGATACAATCTGAGCGACGCGGAAAGCCGCAAATACTGGGCGCTGCGTGACCTGCCCCCCGTGGGCGGCAAGAGGGTGGAATGGGACCGGGCGCGGGACAGGCTGCGAAAGCGCAAGGCCGCCTCGCCACGGAAGAACGAAGACCTCTCGACGATGACGCCCGACGAGGCGCAAAAACACCGCCGCAAGCAGAATGCCGAGGCCAAGCAACGCTCGCGCGCGCGGAAAAAAGCCGAACAGGCGGCCGCAGCTCTGGGCGGCCCGGCCACCGCCGTTGCATCAATTCAGGTCGCGCCGAGCGATGAAATCGCCGCGTTGCTTGCAGTTCTCGACGCGGCCGAGGCCGCCGAGATCGCAGCCGAAAACGACGATGCGGCCCGGCAATAGCTATCAAGCTATATAGCTAAGTAGCTGAATTACAATAATAATTTAGCTTGACGCCGGATTCCGGCGCATTCTAGACTCCGTTCATCGAAATCCTTTGGAGCCCCGACAATGCCGACTTTCCTTGCCGACAACGCTTACACCCGCCTTCTGTTTAACCTGCGCATGGCCGCGCGGGCCGCAGATTGGGAAACGGCCCTGACAGAAGTTCTCTGTGACGCAAACATCCTGCCCGCTTCCTGCCGGGGCGAAGTTGAACTCACGGTTTCGTGATCTTTGCGGGTGAATTTTCCTATGGCCGCCATTTTCGTTTCCACATATAGAAACGACAACGGAAACGGAGAGAGAGATGGCCAAGTCAAACGCCGAACGACTGCGCGCTTTCAAAGAGCGCAAGAAAGAGAAAGAGAAAGTCGCGAGCCTGACCCTCGACGGTGTGTTCAAGACCCCGTTCTTCGAGACGCTGCCCCCTGACTACGATACAGAGTCTCAGTTCGCGGACAGCTTCGAGTTCATCGGCCTGCCGACGCCGGTCTTCAATGACGACCTCGGGATTGAGCATCACACACTCTACAGCGATGAATCCGCCGCCGAGCTGTTCGAGTTGAACCGCCGCTCGCTCGGCCGCGCCGAGATGATGATAACCGCGCTGGCCGAAGCCGCTGAAAACCTCGCCTTCTACGTCAATGACTACAAGCGCAACGAGATCAAAGCGCGCCTCGCCGAGATCGAAGCTGCCGACTTGTCCGACCCCGAAACGAAAAGAGCCGCGCTGAAAGACGCCGCGCGGCTGAACAAGATGCTCGAACAGCTTGATAAGCAGGTTCGACTGACCTTTCCCCAGTGGAAAGTGACCGGCTGAAAGAAGCCCTGAACCGTCAACCTGCGCCCGGTTCAGTAACGGCAAGAGCGGTATTTGTTTACCAGACGCCACCGCCCTTGCCGTGTAGCAGACATAATAGAGGAGACTGCTATGAATACTCATAGCACCATTGCCGCTCACGCGGCCAACGAAAACAGCGACCCCCAAGCGACGACCGCCGAACTTCTCGCTACCATCAAAGCCGAACTTCTCGCCATCGAAGCCGAAGTTCTCGCCATCGAAGCCGAACGCCTCGCCGCCATCGACGAAGAGAACAGACGGTATCTCGCCGAGACGGAGGCTTTGGACAAGCGGCATCTCGCCGAGACGGAGGCTTTGAACAAGCGGCATCTCGCCGAGATGGATGCCCTGAAAAAACGGTATGCCACCGAACTGGAGCTTGCATGACCGAATTGAACCCTGTGTTGAAGCGACTTGCCGAGAAGCATGGCGTCAAGGATGAGCCGATGTTTCTCCTCGGCCAGACTGTCGGGTGCCGCCTTTCAATCGCCGAGCTGGAAGCCGAGCTTCGACTTGCCGAAGCTGAAGCCAAGGTCGCCCAAATCAAGCGCGATCTTGTTCTTGCATCGCAAGAACTCGACTCCACCGATGACGCCCTTGCGCAGATACCACCGGAGCTTCTCGAAGACATTCTTGCCGCCGTCGAACGCAGGCTCGAAGCCGCCTGA